GAGGATTATAGTGAAAGTTTAGATGGTAATAATCAAGTCATTGCTAGAGATTATGGTGAAGGTCAATTGGCTAGATCTATCACTGATCTTGATACAGATGCATTTACGTTATTATTTACAATTCCAGCATTATATTCAACAGCAAAAGAAAGTTTAGCAAGAGGGCAAAGATTTTCCGCTACTGTTACGTATGAGGTCTATGTTCAAGCTCCAGGGAGATCTTATAATTTAGTATATGGACCTATTACCTTAACTGGTATTGCAATTAGTAATTATCAAACAAGAACGCCAAGGATACAACTTCCTGTTGATGGAAATGGCAATAAGTTGCCTGGTCCTTGGAATATCCTAGTAAAGAAAATTACAAATGGAGAAGAAGATTTTGAGGTTAGTTATGTAGATTTTCAAGAAGTTGAGAAGAATATTCCTTTGGCGGACAGTCGTTCAAATAGAATTTTTTGGACTAGTTTAATTGAACATGTTGAATTTGAAAGTCGATATCCATATACCGCTGCTGTTGGACTTACTATTTCGACAGAAGCCTTTCAGTCAGTACCTACTCGTGCTTATTTAATTAAAGGTAAAAAGGTAAAAATTCCTAGCAATGCTTCTGTTAGAGAAGATGGAAGCTTGGAATTTGCGGGTGCTTTTGATGGGACATTAACTGATGAGTTGTTCTATACAACCTGTCCAGTCTGTTGTTTCTACGATATGTTAACCAACAATGGACAATATGGCGCAGGAGAATTTGTTGATCCGAGTAATGTTAGTTGGGTTGATTTATATCCTTTAGCTCAATATGCAAATGAATTAGTTGCCCCCGATCTCAATAACACTTCATATAAAGAGCCTAGATTTGCAATAAATACAGTTATAGGCGCAGCGGAGGAAGCGTTCGATGTTTTAAGGGATATGGTTACAGTATTCCGTGGAATGTTGCATTGGGCTTCTAG